CTTACCGCGGAAACCAACGGCGTGATTCTGTATCAGGAACAGACGATGAACGCGACACGATTGCTGGCCGGCTTCACGATGGCCGAAGCAGATGGTGTGCGTAAAGCGATCGGTAAAAAGGATATGGAAAAGATGAAGAGCATGGGCGAGAAGTTCGTCGTTCAGGCTCAAGCTGGTTGGATCGATGTTGAGATGGAAGACGGCACCACGCAGCGTATTCACCGCGCGGAACACTTCAAATGTGGGGACGGCGCACTGCGGACGGTCGAAGAAGCGCTGGAGGCTGGTGTGAAATTGCCTATGGCTGCTGTTCGCGTTACAGGGTCACAACCGGGATTATCTGAAACGAAAGCGAAGGAGATCTGGGATGCGTTCGAAAAGAACGGTGCGTATCAGTTCAACAAATCACACTCCGTTGCCTACTCGCTGATCAGCTATCAGTCAATGTGGTTAAAGACGCATTACCCTGCTGAGTTCTTCGCTGCTGCGCTCACCATTCTGGGCGAGGATAAGCACCAGGGGCTGGTTAAGGATGCGCTGACCTATGGCATTCGCGTGTTGCCACCAGACGTTAACGTGTCATCTAACCGAATTGAGATCCGCACGCTGGAAGACGGCAGCCAGGTACTGTATGCGCCCTTCTCTGCTGTGAAAGGCTGCTCTGAGAACGGGTGCCAGGCCATCATGAGAGCGCGTGAGAAAGTTGGCGGCAAATTCGAGTCACTTGAGCAATTTGAGGAAGCGGTCGAGAAGCGTGCGTGTAACAGCCGGGTACGCGAGTCACTGCAAAAAGTAGGTGCGTTCGCATCGATTGAGCCTGGCAGTCTGCCAGCGACAGACCCGGAACGACTGCGCGACCAGGCAGAGTTGATGGGCAATCTGGTGATCGACGCTGTAAAAGCCTCTCGACCGTTCGAGATGAACCCTAAGCGCTCTGCCGAAGTGAATGTACTGATGACTCGCATGGCGGCCGAAATGGGTCTGGGAGACGACCTGATACGTCCGAGCATTGGCATTAAGCCGAAAATCATGGTCATTCTGGACCACGCGAACGGCAATGATGGGCGTACCGGCTACTTCATGGAGAACGGCTACGACGACTTTAAGGCGAAGTTGCTTACTGCAGGCGATCTGCGCATGGGCGATCTCTACGTCACCGGCGTGTGCAAAAAGGTGAAGGACAAAGAGAAGGACTACACCAAAGACGAGATCGGCCAGTTCACCGACTTTATGCGTGAAGAGCTCAATCTGGTGCGTCCGACCTATGTGCTGACGTGTGGCAGCCGGGCGACGTCACTCTTCAACAACAAGAGCAAACCATCCGATCTGGTTGGACGCAAAGAGTATCTGCCAGAGCTGGATGTGACCGTTTTCTACGGATTTAACCCGAACATTTTGTACTTTCGCCCAGAGGAAGGCGAAAAGCTGGAAGCAATTCTGGCAGAGGTAGCGGAGACTATTAGCAAATGAACAAAGAGAACACCATGAACGAGGCACAGAAGATTGCACAAGCGCTGGCGGCTATCCCAGCGGATTTTCAGGATAAAGCTGTTGCGGCCACCATGCGGTCGCAGTTCTGGGAAATCATCGACTGCCCGGTCACGTTAGATTTGGCGCTGGCGTTCGCCGGGCTGGATGGCGCCGATAGAATCAGTCGTCTGCGTAAATGTGCCAGAGCGCTGGCGCTCAAAACGCAAGATCCGAAGGCGTGCCAGTATCTGCTGGAGATCTACGAATCGGATAACCCAGATGAACAGTTGGAGGCGTTCAAAGTGTTCCGCAATCGGCTGGTACTGAAGGTGGCCAAAGAGTTTATGGAAGTGAACAAGATTGGCGATGTGAGACAGTATCGGCTGAAGCGCCAGACCAGAGTCACGCTATCCAACATTTTTGGGAAGAAAGTCGCTTAATTATAAGGCTCGCCGGATGGCGAGCCTTATTGTTGAAAACAGCTTAAGACTTACCGCAGAGATTGTTATTAATCATGTTACACCAGTAAGATGCTAACTTAATTCTTTAATCTGCTTCCATGTTTCAATGCCAATTTCTGTCAAGGCATTAAAATACTGACTTTTTATTTCTGCGTATTTTACATCATCAAAATTAAAACTACCTCTATTTCTTAGTTCTACACATTCCTGAAAAAAAGTAAGAGCCTCATTGCATTTATCGCGCATTGTTTGTTGATTATGTTTTTTTGGATTAAGTAACAAAATTATCTGATTACACTCAATCATTACAGTTTTCGCCAACTCGTCCCCAGCTTGTTGATATGCCGGGGTTGTCTGCGGATTTATTTGTCGTTTTAATAAGCTGTAATTCATATCGAGATTCGCATAAAACTCACTACTTCTTGATCTTAGTTCTTGAAGCCAACGAAGTCTTTCTGCGGTAATTATAGTTGCTTTTAATTTTTTATCTTCAGTAGCAGCAGCAGACTTAATTTGCTTGTTTGTGCCTCGATATAACAAAAATGCACCAATAGCAGCGCCAGCAATAGCTGATATTGAAGATATTATAGCAATCCAAATAGCAGAATTATCAGGTTTCGTATTCTCTTCTATTTGCTTTAATAAATTATAAATATCAAACATGATGATAACATTTCCTTTTAATTTGAATAATTAATGATAAATACCGTGCGGAAACATGAAGGCTCTATCCCTTTCAAAATCCATATTTCTTTCAATTAAAATTCACGAACACAATAGGAGAGACTCCTGCAATTAACAAGCCCTAAGAAGTAGTTGTTCGAGCAGATAGCATAACGGTCTATCTTGGATTAGCGTTAACTGAATCTCTATAATCAATACACATTAATAAGTGAGAGGCTATCAAAATGAGCACCGATATCTACGAAAAAATCATGTCCGATCTGGAGTTCGACCGCGACAATCTTGAAGAAGTCTGGCGTCAGCAACCGCGCCTGTTGATGGAATACGGCTCTAAGCTGGCGCGGGCAGAACGCGAGGTCGCAGATGCAAAACTCTCTCTCGATGCGATTGAGGCGAAAATCTACGACAATGAGCGTAAGAACCTGAGTATGAACGGCATTAAGTTTAATGAGTCCGTACTGGAGGCGAAGGTTAGAACCAACCCGCAATACCTCGCAAAGCGCCAGAAACTCGACGATGCCCGGCACATTGCAGATCTGTACAAGCACGCTGTAGCCGCCTTCTCTCACCGCCGCGACATGATTGTCCAGGCGTCCAAAATGGCTATCGTGGAGATTGAACGTTTGGGCGCCGAACGTTTCCACTCTCCCCGTTAATTTATGCTAGATCGTAAGTAAGTACTGATCTATCATTCTTCTCGCTCGAAAGAGCCACGAATAAACGAACGCCCAACGCGCATAGCGCCAATGGCCACAATCACAACAAGGAGAAATACATGTCTAAGTCATTACTTGATCTGCTTAACAAGACCCGTGGCGATATTGCTTCTAAACGTGGCAATAACGTTGATTTGACCCGTCTGAAAGACGGCAATAACTATCTGCGCATTTTTCCGAACAAGGACGACCCGAATGGCGTGTTCTTCCAGACTTTCGGTATGCACTACGTTAAGCATCAGAATGAGGAAGGCAAAGATGTAACCACCGCCTACATCTGCGAACAGCACACCCACGGCCACGCTTGCCAGCTGTGTGAGATGGTTATGGAAGGTCGTGCTCGCTTTAAGGACAACAAAGCGATGGAAGAGCGCATTAACAGTATGCGTGCTACACCTCGTTATCTGGTCAACGGTGTTCTGTCTGCGCGTGAAGACTTTGCGGACGCAGAGAAATGCCAACTGATTGAGCTGCCGTCTACGGTCTTCGACGATATCTGCAAAGTGATGTCCGAAGATATTGCGGATGATATCGGCAACCCACTGAGCAAAGAAGAAGGCTATGCGTTCCTGATTAAGCGTACCGGTTCCGGTCGTGACACCAAGTACGACGTATCCCCGAAACGTAAGGTCTACAAAGGCGACATTCCTGAGAAGCTCTGGACTACCCAACACGATCTGATCGCATACGCGAACCAGGCTGACGAAACCCGTCTGCTGTCTACGGCTCGCACTATGGGTCGTCTGATTGGTATCGCGGCTCCGGCAGCAACAATGTCCTCTCCGGCCATTTCTTCCGCTGCAAAATCAGCCGCTGCTGAACTGCCAGGTTTTGGCTCTATCACTGGTCATACGGAAGGCGCAGCTGCTGTCGCTACAGCACACACTCCGGCTCCAGAGTCCACCAGCCTGGTTGATGAAGAGATCCTGCGTGCCGCTGAAGCTGAGTTCAAACCGGAAACTAAACCGGAAGAAGTTAAAGCTCCGGAAGCCGCCGCAGCTGCAAGTGCTTCAGCATCAGCTGCCGCTGCATCTGTACCAGCTGACGAAGGTCTCGACGACCTGCTGGCTGAACTGGACGCTCTGTAATCCCATAACGTGACCAGTAAGGCGTCTACGGACGCCTTACTTTTTGGAAGGAGTGTACCGGTGAATTATCTCTTTGTGGACGGTAACAGCCTGGGCTATTACCACCAGCAATCCGACAAATTACACAACGGCGAGATGGAAGTTCAGGCGGCTTTTGGCTTCGTGAAGAACGTTCGTCGTTACGCCTCAATTCTCCATGCCCGGCCAATGATCTTGTGGGATGGATTCAGCGACAAACGTCGCGACTTCTACCCGGAGTACAAAGCGAATCGCGATGACGACCCGGATATGAAGAAGATGAAAGAAGGCTTTGCCATCCAGAAGCCGTACATCTTGAAAATGATGACCGCGCTGGGCGTTAACCAACTCATTGCAAAGGACGCAGAAGCGGACGACATGGCTGGAATGCTGGTCTCTCGCCTGGCTCCGCAGCCGACCGTCGATCACATCTACCTGCTGACGGGCGATGGCGACTGGCTCCAATTGGTTCGCGAGAATGTGAGCTGGGTAAGCCTGCGTGAAGATGCCAAGCACAAGCAGGTGAACTTCGAACAGTTCGCAGAGCTGACAGGTCTGCCAACACCACGCGCGTTTCTGGAAGCGAAAGCGTTGCAGGGCGATAACTCGGACAACATCAAAGGCGTCGGCGGCATTGGTGATGGTGGCGCGAAAGAGCTGCTTCATGAGTGGGGAAGCGTGGCCGCAATGGTACGCGGCATTAACGACGGCTCCATTGTCATCAATAAGGGTCGCTATAAGACGGCATTCAACAAGCTGGCAAAGAACGCCTTCAACGAGAAGACGGGCTGCCGGATGCTCGAAGCCTTTAAGCGCAACATGATGCTGATGAACCTTATCGACACAAAATTCCCACCCAGCGAAATCGAGTCGATTAAAGGCGCACGCGACATGAATGCCTTCGAACAGATGTGTTACGAGCTGAATTTCCGGTCGTTTCTGGAAGATCTGGAAGTGTTTGTTCTGCCATTTGAGAGGTACTGCTGATGCTTAAATCCATCATTAATGGCGGGGCAACTACGCCAACCATGCTGGCTAAAGAGATTGTCTTCTGCCACGGCGAGCACGCTGTGGTGGCGCTGCCGAACATTCTGGGCGCTGCTGGCATTTCAGCAACTGAACGCGAGTTCGCGCTGGTCAGCGAGCAGGTTGTGAAGATCATCGCTCGCGTCGCCAAACACCTGAACCACGACGCAATCAAGTTTGACGAAGCCGCTGCTTCGAAGCGAATCAACGAATCAAAAGGAGCCTAATCATGGCAAAAGGCAAATCCGCACTGGCACTGGCGCTGAAAAAGAAAATCGGCAGCAATGACGAGATTCAGAAGGTCTCCCACTGGATTGACTCCGGTTTCCCTCCACTGAACAAAGCCATTTCCGGACGTTACGACGGTGGTTTTCCGTGTGGGCGTATCGTTGAAGTCTTCGGGCCACCAAGCGCCGGTAAAACCTTTTTGGCGACGGCTGCGATGGTGTCAGCACAAAAACAGGATGGTCTGGCCGTATTCCTTGACCACGAAAACAGTTTCGACGTTGGTCTGGCGGTAGCGAACGGACTGAACGCCGACGAAGACGACGGTCAGTGGGTCTACAAACAGCCGGATACCTTCGAAGACTCCGTCGAGCTGATCGGCACAATCCTCAAGCTGGTGCGCGACGAAGAGCTTATCCCGGAAACAGCCCCTATCTGCATCGTTGCCGACTCTCTGGCGTCGATGGTTCCGAACTCGAAGGCTGAGAAGTTCGACAAGATGGCAGAAGGCACTGCGAAGGACAAAGATCAGCTGAACATGAACGACAACACGGCGCTGGCGCGCGCGACGAGTGCGAACTTCCCTACTCTGGC